GGTTGATCGGTGTTCTTTTTCTTGCATGTTTGATTGTCCAACTCGTCATTCGTAATATATAATAGTAAGTCAACTCATAGAATTAATTATGCCAACATACTCTTTTCGTAATAAAACAACTGGTGAAATATTTGATCGTATCATGAGAATTGACGATCGTACTACGTTTCTTGCTGAGAATCCAGACATAGAACAGGTTCACCTTTCAGCACCACAGGTAAACGCCGATCCATTTGGTGGTAACCAGCATAGGCGTGGTTTTAGGGAAGTACTCAATAAAATCCACAGTAAAACTGCGGGAAGCATATTGAATAAGACTACGGAGATTTGATGGCTAAGAGATCAACTGTTACACAGCCAATTGACCAAGTGTTAGAAGATAAAGTAACACCACTAAAAACAAAAACAGTGAGTAACCATCTAAGATTAAGAATAGACGACCTAAAAACATTTCAACCGTTAACGGATAACCAAAGAAAATTCTTTGAAGCATACAAAACAGGAGACTATTTCATCGCTTTACACGGTGTCGCTGGGACAGGAAAAACTTTCTGTGCTCTGTATAAAGCCATTGAGGAAGTACTTGACAAATCGAACCCGTTCAACAAAATTATCGTTGTTCGATCAGCTGTGCAATCAAGGGAAATTGGACATCTTCCAGGTGACGTTAATGAAAAGATGGAAATCTACCAGCAACCTTACCGGCAAATCTGCGACACATTGTTTGGTAGACGAGATGCATGGGATCGATTAGAGGAACAACATCACATAGAATTCATTAGTACTTCGTTCATTCGAGGTATGTCATTTGACGATGCAATCATCATCGTTGATGAAATGCAAAACATGACATTCGAAGAAATCGATACAGTTATGACACGAGTAGGTTATCGCTCAAAGATTATTTGGTGTGGTGACTATCGACAAACAGACTTAAACAAAAGAAAGAACGACGTTACTGGTATTCTTAAATTCTTTGATATCGCGCATCACATGGGCGCATTTACTCGGATTGAATTTACTGCCGACGATATCGTAAGATCAAGTCTAGTTAAAGACTACATTCTTGCAAAGATAAAATACGAAGATAACGTAACTTAAGGAGATAACATGACTAATATTTTTGATAAAGTAATTAGTAACGACGATGACGTAAAAAAGTTTGTAGAAATGTTTAAAGATTACAAACCATATTGTATAGAACAATCTACAAAAGTATCTAAAACATCTTTAATGCCAAATAGAATAGCTATTGGTTTTAATAAAAAATCAATGACTAAACAAGAAGTAATAGCTATGGCCAAAGCTCTGGGAATTCCAGACATTCACCAAGCCACTTACTTTTACAATCAATATGATACTTGTTCATCTATTGGTTTTGGCTTAGAAAAAAATGAAAGTAACTCTAACTATAGAATGTATTTTGAAAAAGAATTATCGGACTTGCAAAAAGACGAACTTAAAGCTAAACACATACGTGAAGTACCTACTATTGAAGGCTTAAAGTGGTACTCTGATCAAGCGACAAGTCACTTTGATACTACAATATATTATTCTCAGCTCTATAATGAAACTCAAGAAGATAGAGATAACTTAATTAATAAAGCTAAATTTAGTTTTATTCCAAAGATATTTTCTCTAGATAAAACGCCAGACATTATGACCAATTATTTTGCAGTAACGAGAGGTCTTGTTGAAAGAAATGCGTTTTATATTCGTATGGATTGCCCTATTTCTGAGTTAACAAACGACATACTTACGTTTACAGAATGCGATCTTAAACAAGAGTTACAAGCATTTGCAGATGCAAATGTTAATATGTCTGCAATATCTGGATCTTCTTATAGTCATAACCGAGAGTCTGAGTCTTTGACAATTTACTTTATACATCATGACAATAACCCAACTCCACCAAATGTTCCAACACCTTCACCATGATATCTCTAAACTGGTTCGCGTCGATTCTCCCGAGGGTCGACGTTACACCACGCCAGAAGGTAAATCCTATCCTTCCGTCACGGCCGTCTCAGGACTCCACGGAAAACAAGCAATCCTCGAATGGCGAAAGCGAGTTGGAGAAGAAGAAGCAAATCGCGTCTCAGCCCGAGCTTCAAGAAGAGGTACTTCTATACACTCGTTATGCGAAGATTATCTCAGGAACAAAGAAGTCTCGCCTGATATGTTCGATCTAGAGGCTTTCTCTTCTATCAAACATGAATTAAATAAGATAAATAACATACACTGCCTCGAAACTCAGTTGTATTCAGACTTCCTAAAGGTTGCTGGTACAGTAGATTGTGTGGCAGAATATGATGGACGAATCTCGGTCATTGACTTTAAGACTTCAGCAAGGCTTAAATCTCGCGATGACATTCATAGCTACTTCATGCAGACTGCTGCTTATGCAGTTATGTTCGAAGAAAGCCTGTAAGTAGACTCGTCATTTTGATGTCTGTGGATGGACAAAAGAATGCGTCTGTCTTCATTGAAAAACGAGACGATTGGATAGATCGTTTCATCAAACTTAGAGAGGAATACAGAAGATGGAAAAACTATTAAAGGTTCTACTTCTGACCTTCGCATTTTGTCTTCCGGCATATGCTCAGGTGCAAGTTATTAATATGCAAGTAAAATGTGCTCCAACAGAAGAGCTCATTCCTCACGTACGCGATGCGTGGAAAGAAGAAGTCACCATGACTGGTACTCTTCCCGGCGATGATAACATTGTAGTTTCAGTGTGGATGGGAAAAGAAAGATCCGTTACAATAGTACATACATTCAAACATAATGGTATGTCATGTATTGTATCAGGAATTGAAAATTTAAAGTACGTTAACGGAGTATAACAAATGGATCCAAGGGTTTATAGATTTGCAGGTGATATTCATGGTGATAATTTATTTCGAATTGAACGCCAACATCCAGCTGATCCTACCGGCGTATCAGTATGGGTTACATGCGTGACTGATCCTAAGTTAAAAATTGAAAGATATGTACGTATGAATGAATTAGTTCAAGCGAGCGAGTTTACTAAATACGTATTAAAGTAATGTACACCTTTCCACGTGACTTTGGATCGCATCCAAACTTTTTAATTGAATGGTGGTATGTAACTGGATGGTTATCACTCCCCACAACAGTCGTGGGGTTTCAAACGGTCTTCTTTAGAAGATATCATGAAGATGTTGGAAGACATGTTATATTTGGTGACGTAGCGTTGTCAGATCCTTTGACTGATAAGTTAATCTATAGTCATCAATCGTCTTATGAAAGTCTTCGCTTTGCACATGCAAGACAAGGCGAAACTGATGTAACATTAAACGACTGGTCTTTAAAAAGAAATAAGTCAGGGTCGTATGATCTAATGCTACCAACTAAAGATTTTACATTAGATCTTACAGTAACGCCTACTCAACAAATGATGATTCATGAATGTGACAAGTTGTTATCGTCTGATAATTACGAACACTCTGACTATTATTATAGTGAACCACAACTTCGAGTAAGAGGTAGAATTACTCGGGATGGCGTAAAGCAAGAAGGTACTGGAGTAGCATGGCTCGATCATCAATGGACTAATGGTAAAAATTCTATCTTTAGTTCTATTGCTGAAGGATGGGATTGGGTTGGTGCTAACCTTGATGATGGTAGTACATTAATGTGCTTTAGAATACGTGGAAAAGATAAAAGCACATTATCGAAGTACGCAATTTATCGTAGTGCAAGTGGCGAAGAAAGCATAACACACGAAGTAGAATTTATTCCGATTAGATATTGGAAGTCTCAGAAAACTGGTGTAGAGTATCCAGTCGAGATGTGTATTAAGATAGGCGTAGACGAGTGGATAGTTCAACCATTATTTGACGACCAAGAACTGGCTTTAGAAGGATTTGAATATTGGGAAGGCGCCTCAAGGATATTTAAGAACAAAACAATAGTAGGACGCGGGTATTTTGAAATGAATGGTTATGGAAATCCTGTAGTACTATGATTTTTAAGGTATGTACAATAATGCTTAACCATGATAAAATAAAAGAGAGTAAGACATGGCTTGATCACTTTGAGCGATGCTTTGATATTGCTCTTAGATTTGGTTGGGTTCTATTCATTTATGTAGTTGTCACCGGCAATTACATAAGATAAGAATTGTTGTAATCCCTTCAAAGCGAAGGACTTCTGGACGGGGGTGCGAATCCCCCCAGGTCCACCAAAAGTATATTACCCTACCCAAAGGGTGGCTGACAGTGGTTGGAAGGATCAGCTCGTTTAGCTTATATGCTAGTAATGTACTTTTGATGGGCCTGCATAGTTTCGACAGGGGTAGATAGTAGAGACGGCAACACGGTAGGCGATGACCGTTAATCAAGCAAATAAACTAAATGCAAATGACGAAAGTTACGCATTAGCAGCCTAAACGCTGCTTAGGGTTTCGCTGGGTTTCCTCGTAACAGAATAACCCAGCACTTAAATGATATAAATAATCAAGCAACTAAGGTTGCTATACACACTCACAACACAGAAAGGAAGTACTATGTCAAACTTGACCCCGTTCGAGATTCGCCTTGAACTATTAAAAATGGCGAAAGATATGCTATCCGATGACTACTACGGAAAGCGTGA